AAAATCAATTAAGTTATTTGCTTCTTACGATCGAGAAGACGATGGTAGTTTTAGTTTTGGGGATCGGACGATGATTCCTCGGGCGTGGGTAAAGAAGATTCAGAAGTTGTAGGTTCTTCCGGTGTTACATTTATCAGCTGTCCGTAGTCGTCTAATATTTGTTTCATCTTTGCTTCTAGTTCCTGTTCTGATAGGTCCTCTAGCTTTCCTGTTTTTATTATTTTTCTATCTATGTATAACCCTGCTGCTTTGCCACGATTTGCTTCAGCGTTCACAGCAGAAGAGAAAGAGCCTTTTTTCAATGCAGCCTCACGAAGTCTTGCTAGTTCTGCGACGTGCCCTTCATAGGTTACCTCGTGTTTCTTTAATCTTTCTTCTCTCAGTTCTCCCATGTATTTTACTACAAGGGGTGATAGTTTTGGGTTTGTTAATTCTGATCCTTCTTGCCTTGCACGTTTGGGGCTATAGCCTGCTTTGATAGCTGCTTCTGTTTTAGTCATAGGACCATTCTCATCACCGAATACGTAGTGTTCAGCGAATTTCATTTGCATCTCTGTAAGTCTTTTTGGTAAACCCATATTGACAATTTAAGGTAACATAGTTATAAAGTCAAGTATGGAGAAAGGAGACAAAGACTTGGAATTAATCATAGAAAGACTAACTCAACGTGTAAAAGAGTTAGAAGATATTAACGAAGGCCATAGACAGTTGAACGGACGATTGCGTGTTGAGTTAAATATGTGGAAACAAATTGGATCTGAGTTAGAAAAAACTAAAAATTTGTTGCAAGGTTATAAGTCTGTGATAAATGAGTTGTCCAACAAGTTAAGACAAAAAGATTCATGAGAGTACAAGACTTGCAATTATTTCTAGGTCAGTTTACGAAAGGTTCTGATGCAATTAAGAACGCACAGATTTACGTAGAAAGAGATGGAAAGTTGTATCAGATTAGACGAATGGAAGTGCACGAACACAATGTTCCAATCATCGGTCAGCCAGGTCATACTGCTCATAGATTAGTTTTAAAAACAGAGAAACCTTCTAGTCTTATCTTGCCAGATAAACTACAAAAGGACTACTAAATGAATGACGATGTTACCCCCAAAAAACTATGGGACCTGAGCGTAAATTATATCAAAAAATTAAAAAAAATATCCCCTCAATTAGTTGGATTAGACTTGAAAATCTTAGTCTATCCGGTACTCCTGATTTATTGGGCTACAATAATTCTGGCACCTTTTTCACAGTAGAGTTAAAAGTTACGAAGAGTAACAAGGTACGTCTTTCTCCACACCAAATTGCGTTTCATGTGAAGCATCCGAAGAACAGTTTTATCTTGGTAGAGCACCTCGGTCAAAGGTCCGTGAAACTTTTTCCAGGGACCATGGTTCAGGAGCTTGATGCTTGCGGCTTGGAGCTTGAACCTTTGTGCTTGGAGCTTGATGCTTGTCGCTCCTTCTTCGAGAAGCTTGGAGCTTGATGCTTGATGCTTGCAGCCTGGCGCTGTAGCTGGGCCTCGTGCTCCTTTCGGAGCCGGGCCATTTCTTTCCAATACTTGGGGCTGTGGTATGTCATGCTGCCTTCGGATCACGGTGGTAGAACTTCTTGTCTGCAGTCATAACTGCACTTCGAAGTACTAGTCCATCTACAGCCAGGGCGAAGGTCCTATTACCTGCATCGTCCTCCCGCATATGAATGCTGACTCTTGCCAGCTCATTGCTGTATGTCTTCGAACTGCCTACTTTGATATCCAGGGCAACGTGGTCCCTGCTGCCAAAGCTTTTGTCCTTCTTGTAGTTGTCTCCGGATACGTCGATCCAGATTGGGTATGATTTACTCATCGTCTTTCTCCCATCTTTTTTTAGCTTCCTCTTGATCTTTTTTTACTAGTCGCAGAACTTCTTCTAATGCATCCGCGATTCTTTTTAATTGTTCATTGTCCATAATTATTCCTTTCTAAATTTATCCTATCATATCCAGGACCAGCTGTCAACGCTTGATGCTTGGCGCTTGAAGCTTGACGCTTGCTGCTTGCGGCCCCGGCGTCAGCTGTCTCTCTGGAGGCCGCCAGCAAACGAAAGGATCAGTACCTGCCCACTACTAGCTAACGCGGGATTCTGGATTTTCACTGATCCCAGGTCCTCTTCCCACTTGGTAAGTCCGTACGGGACCGAAGCAGTAATAGGACCAGGGATCAGAACCCACACTAAAGTGGATTTTCGGACAGGGGTTCCCAAAACTTCACCCTTTCGGACTTAGCCCGCTGATCAATGATCAGTGTTATACCAGCACTGTAACTGTATCAAACACTGATCCCAGGTCCAGCAGTTGCCCCGCGGGAGCTTATCCGGCACGTAGCTACTAGACCAGGGATCAGCTCTGGATTATCCTAGCACCTCGCTAGCCCACAACCCAGAGTTGATCTAGTTAAATGACTTACTAAAGTCATATCCTATATATTCCTTGACAAGTCTTTTGTCAAGTGGTATTTATAATTAATTAACACGAAAGGAAAATATGAAAAGACAAACACTAAATGCTGAAAAGCGAAAAAGCATTGAGGGTATTTTTCAAAGTCATTGGATTGAAAATAGTCCTTACAACAAAGGACTTCAAGAGGCTAAAGAAGAATACAATCAAATGCGACCAAAGATGTTGCAACTTTGTGAAAACATAGTTAGGCAATATCAACCTCAACAAGACGTTGACACAATCAGGGCTATGATAAAAAAATATGATAGTTCAGGTGGCGAGTTATACCACGACAACTGTTTTAATTTTGAAACAGATTGTGTTGATGACGAGGGCAAACCTGACACCGATAAAGTTAGTGTCAGTTTTTGTTTAGAGGATAACAGGGGCTTTGCTAGAGCATACTACCGAGATGAATTAATCAAAGCTGGTTGCGATCCTGATTACCAAGTCAAGTGGTATGATGATAGCAAACGAAACCCAAGATATTACGAAGAAGAAAATAAGTGTGATACTTGGTTAGGGTTTCGTGGTTCATCAAACGAGGACAAGTCAATCATCAAACCAAAAGCCGAATGGGAACGAGATAAAGTTTGGGTGATTGGTACAAGTTATTGTCATTCTCGTCAGTTCAAAGTTGACAATTCTACCTTTGAAGTCTTTAAAATGTTCAACAAAGTAATTGGAAAAGTTGCAACGCAACACGAACAGTTATTTAATCAAGTTGAAGAAAAGATGAAGAAGTTAAGATTAGGTCTTAAATCTTATAGGTTCTTTGACCAAGCAAAACAACTAGCGGATAAGTTAGGAATACCATTAAACGAAAGTGTGTTGAACGAAAGTTCTTCAATGGCACTTTCAGTTTATAGTCCTGAAAATCTTGCGAGTTTGTTAGAGGACAAAGTGCAACCAACAAGAGAAGAAAAAATCGCTATGGCTAAACAATATCTAGCCCAGCAAAATAGTTTAAATTAACTATTGACAGGGTATCCTATTTATTATAGGATACCCTATAACGAAAGGATACAGAATGAAAACATTTTACATATCATACTTTTCAAACAAAGATAAAAAGATGATTACAAGACGAGGCAAAGAGGACGACAAGACAAAGTTTGGAGTAAATAAAATTACACAGGTTCCGTATTTTATTTACTTTGACATTGATAAAAATAATTACAGATGTGCAACAGGTAATTGGAAAGTGAGGTACTAATGGCTGATTTATTAGGACGATTACTAATGATATTATTTGGATTTGCGGTTTGCATTATTGCTTTCGCAATGTCATTGAGAGGTGGCTTTGGTGTTTTGCCGGTGCTAATTTTCTTTGGTGGTTTTATGTCAATCTTTTTTGCGGTGCCAAGTTATGACTGAGTATAATTGGTGCCACGGACCAAATTGCCACAAACGACATACCACAACTAGAATACGTGGTGTTAAAGGCAACAAGGTTTTAAGAACTAAAAAGATTAGACAAAACGGCTGGACCAAGGACACTACTTACGAATACTTTTGCGACCAGACTTGTTTGCACGATTTTATTAATAAACACTTTCGAGAGTTCGTCCGGTTACACCCAAGGACCGAGCCGCTCGAAACACCGATAGAAGTAGAGCAAGTAAAACACGAGGGATATGACTCGCGTTGGGGTAGAATACCAGACCGGACAGAAACAAGAATAACAGTTGACAACGAGAGGAATGTAGGATAGTATAGGACCATAACGAAAGGATCATATGAAAAATAATACAGAAAAAAAACACGAGAGAAAAAACAGATTCACAGGAGAGTCTATTATGTTAACGGCTGAAGAAGCTAAGAGACATGATTCTATTTTCCTGTGTGAACTAATGGCAACATTAGAGGACAAAGAACTCGGCACAGGTGGCTCAAAGATATGGGACACAATGCGAGAACACTTAGACTGGTTTCGTAAGCATAATGCCAAGGCTTACATGGTACTTCTAGACTAGTATCATATGAACAACCACTGGCCCATGAGGTTATATACCCAGAAGAGATTGGGCCAGGGGTCCCAGACCAAATCCAAAAATCCATTATAAGTTGTACCCCATCCCCCCCTAAATTACAAAAGGGGTCCCACTACTATAGGTTGTATTGCATAATTTAGACATTCATGTATACTGAAAACTTATTGGTACCATGGACTTGAATAAGGTAAATATAGAAAAATTACCTGCAGATGTCAGGAAAACCTTCAAAAAACTTCAAGTCATGCATGCAGAAAAAAAGATACAGAACAAAGCCAAAAACGACTTTCTGTCTTTTGTAAAGTGTGTATGGCCTGATTTTGTAGAGGGGTCCCATCACAGACATATAGCAGATAAATTTAATAAACTTGCGACGGGTGAAATAAACCGATTGATCATTAATATGCCTCCTAGGCATACTAAATCAGAATTTGCATCATTCTTGCTACCAGCATGGATGGTGGGCCGTGATCCAAAGCTCAAGATTATACAAGCAACGCACACGGCAGAACTTGCAATCAGATTTGGTCGTAAAGCAAAGAACCTAATCGATAGAGAAGACTACAGTAAAATTTTTAAAACAACCCTACAAGAAGACTCAAAGGCAGCAGGCCGTTGGGAAACATCACAAGGTGGTGAATACTTCGCAGCTGGTGTTGGCGGTGCAATCACAGGACGTGGTGCAGATCTCTTAATTATTGATGACCCGCACTCGGAACAAGATGCAATGTCAGGCAAAGCATTAGAGTCAGCTTACGAGTGGTATACATCAGGACCTCGTCAGCGTTTACAACCAGGCGGTAAGATTGTGTTGGTTATGACTAGATGGTCTACTAAAGATTTGACAGGTATGTTGGTCAAGAACCAAAGCGAAGTAAAAGCTGATCAGTGGCACGTGGTCGAATTTCCAGCGCTCATGGACCACGGACCAGTATGGCCTGAGTATTGGAAGCAAGATGAATTAGAAAAGGTCAAGGCAACACTACCCGTTGCTAAATGGAATGCACAGTGGATGCAGCAACCAACTAGTGAGGAAGGTGCAATATTAAAAC